ATGAAACGGTTTTGCAAAAATTTTGTATTCACGGAAGAATACATAAGAAAATGTTTAAGTGATTGTTTAAAAAGAAGATGGAGGCGTAAGGATGTAGCTTATTTCCTTGCGGGATATGCTATTCGTCATAAAATGACGGATAAAAGCCTACACGATGCGGCAAAATCAATCCGTCACTATGTATATAGCGATACTAAAGCGAGAAAGAATGTTAAAAAGACCCTCTTTCCTGTAATCTCTAAGGACTTATTAGAGGAGATCAATAATAATTGTATACCTCTTAGAAAAATTCATTATCAGAATCGAACTGATAAAGCGAGTGGGAAAGAGAGAAGAATCGGCATCGCAAGCATTAAACAACAGGTTTATGATTACATCGTGATTAATGCGATTAAACCGATGTTAAATGCAAAAATCGGACCGTATCAGTGTGCAAGTATTAAAGGAAGAGGTCAAATCTTCGGCAAGAAAGCAATAGAGCGATGGATAAGAAAGGAAGAGTCAGCAACAAAGTATTACTGCAAAGAGGATATCTATCATTATTATCCGAGTATCCCGCGTGACAGGTTAAAGAAATTACTTGCAAGGGATATTAAGAATGAAGTAATTTTGAAAGTTATCTATCGCCTCTTAGATACATACGAAGAAGGGCTGTGTATCGGCTCGTATCTCTGTCAGTATTTAGCAAATTACTATCTGTCATACGCCTGGCACTACATTGATAATCATTGTTACACACTCCGAAGAGGGAAGCGAATTAATATGATCTCAAAGAAGCTTTTCTACATGGATGATATTATTTTGTTTTCACCAAATCTTAAAAATCTAAAGAAGGCACGCAAAATGCTACATGATTTTCTGAAAAGAAAATTAGGGATACGATTTAAGAGCGAGAATAATTATCATAGAGGTTCGGAAACAATCGACATGATGGGTTATAAAATCACGAGAACACATACAACAATCAGAAAAAGGAACTGGAAAAGAATTAGAAGATTGCTTGTGAGATATAAAAATAAAGCGAGAACAATGTGCAGAAATGTAGCAAATAAGATAATCTCCCGTAACGGCATGGTTAAAAATTCTGATTCAGTGATGATTTCGAGGAAATATAACATAAAAAGAACATTAAACAGAGCAAAAGAGGTGATTAGATGCGAAGCAAAGGCTATTTTACCAGCCGTTTGACAAAAAGCTATGATTATTTTTCGCTTCCAGATGGCACGGCGGATGTATTTATCTATGATTTAAATTCCGTTGAAGAAGTCACGCAGAAATGCGAGGAAAATGAATTTGTTCAGTTTCGCTATGACATGAACGAATTTAATATTGATTCATCTGTGATTACGCAGGAGATGGTTGCTGCTGATTCGGCGAAATATTTAGACTATGAACCGGAAAAAGAGAAAACAGCACTGGAAATGATTGCAGAGATAAAAGAAGAAAACAACATGCTGAAGGAATGCCTGCTCGAAATGAGCGAGTTGGTCTATCAGTAATGTTAAAACTGTTAACATATTTTTACATTAAAGAAAGTAGAGGTAAAGAAATGATGGCGATGTTATGGGCGCAGCAGATTATGCTAGGGAAAAAAGAGTACAAGGATGTACCGAGACTGTTAAAAGAAAAAGTGAAAGAAATTTTGATTGACAGTGGTTTTGAGGAATTGGTAACTGATAATTCAGAAAAATAAAGGAGAAGAGTTATGAAAAAGAGAATGATTTTATGTGTAATGATGATGTGCTGTCTGTTATTTCCGGTTTATACGTCTGCTAGAACGGTGAATTACAATCGTACAGAAAACTATAAAAATTTTGTACGGGCTGTGACACATAAGCCGATAAAAATTTCTATCAGCTACAACACAATTGGAAAAAATGAACGAAAATTTATGTATAAATGGACGCATTTGGAAAATGCGACAGGGTACGAGCACCAGATTTCACCGGATAAAAAATTTAAAAAAGATGTGCATAATCAGAAAGGTGGTCCAAACTGGGGTAGTGCAACGAGGGAATACACGTGCAGTTTAAATGACGAACCGTGCGCACATATTCATCAGAATTATTACATCCGTATTCGCCCGGTGTTCGGAAAATACCACGGCCGGTGGAGTAAAGTAGCAATCTGTAAAGGTAATCTGAATGAAAATAGTAGCAAATAAGGATAAAAAAAAGCGATTTCCGTGGAGGGTTATCTTAGACAACGGCCGGATTATCCCGGTCCCTTCACAGCATAATTTTAAAACGGATTTTATCAAGCGACATGGTTGTAGCCTTGTCGCTTTTTATATGGCTTTACGCTATAAGGGCGTTAAGAAAAATATGCAGCAGACATTGCGGTACGCTCGAAGAAAACTGAAATGTGGTGCAAAGTATCCGCTGACGGAAATTGCGAGGGGAATCAACATGATCTGCTCGGGAAAGCCGGCTGTCTATCATAGAATTATGAGTAATGATAGACTTGAAGCACATCTTAAGAAAGGGCATATGATTTTATTCGAAGAGGGCAATCCGATTCACACAGTTGTTTTGCTTAAAGACAATAGGACAGATAAGGTATGGAGATTCTCTGATGGGCGTAAAAACGTAACGACAGTCGAAAAAGAAAACAAGAAAAAATGTACGAACGAGAAGTACAGAGGAATAGTAATTGTAAAGTAGGAGGAATGGAGATGGATGCTATTATGTTACCTTTATTAACTTGTTTATTTATTGTGTTTGATTCAATCAGCGGAAATATTTCTGCTTGTGCTAATCATATCTGGAAATCGTCAGAGATGCGTAGAGGATTGTATCACAAGTTCGGTTCAATCATGCTTGTTGCTCTTGCATATCTTATTGACTACGCACAGCGTTTTGTAGACTTGGGAATTCAGATTCCAATTGCAGCCGGAGTATGCACATATATCATACTGATGGAATTAGGCAGCATCATCGAAAATATCGGAAAGATTAATCCGGATTTATTGCCGAGCCAGATTAGAAAAGTTTTAGGATTAAGCATTAAAGACGAGGAGGAGTAGAAATGAAAAAATTAATTGACGTGTCATCATATAATGGGACAGTAGACTGGGAGAAAGCCCAGAAATACGGTTGTGAGGGAGCTATTCTGAAAATCATCAGAAAAGACCTGAACAGAGATAAAAAGTTCAATGAGAATTACACAGCTTGCAACGAAAATGAAATCGACTGGGGAGTATATAACTACTCATACGCCACAACAGTTGCAAAGGCTAAATCCGATATGGAACTTGTCTGTGATATCTTAGATAAAATTGATAAAACACACTTTAAGTATGGCATCTGGTTTGATATCGAGGATAAGGTCCAGGCAGCCTTAAGTAAAACAAAGATCGCTGAGATTATTAATGCAGCGCAGGAGGTTGTTGAAAGTCGAGGATATACCTTTGGTGTTTACACCGGCATGAGTTACCACAACGAGCATATTGATAGAAAGCTCGTTAAATGTAGAAACTGGTGGATTGCAAGATACTACCAGGGCAACAAGCGTATGCAGATTGCAACGAATCCGAATCAGGAGAAAAAGCCGGAGGCAGCGAATATCGCATGGCAGTATACCTCGAATGGAAGATTTCCTAAAACAATCTCAAACGGTAATTCTGGTAATTTTGATTTAAATGTACTGTATAAAGAACCAGCAGCGAAAAAGCTTGAAGAGAATACAAAGAAACCTGTCAAGAAAAAGATTGTATACTATACGAGATATAAAGGTAAGTCGAAATCGCTTGTAGATGCGCTGAAATCCTTAAAGATTAATTCTTCGAGAAAAAACAGAGAGAAAATTGCGGCGCTGAACGGCATTGGAAATTACAAAGGTAGCGCATCACAGAATACAAAGCTGCTGAATCTTTTGAAGAAGGGTAAGCTTATTAAGAGTAAATGA